TACTTCAGAATCAAGCGGTAAAGTTGCTTGACCCAGTAACCCACGCAATTGATGCCGTATTCAATCAATTGGAAAGTGGCCCCGCTGCTGATCTATTATCAAGAGGCATAAACCATGCCGCAGAGTTAATAAATGAATTTGCTAAAGCATTAGAATCGGGTAATTGGTCTACACTGTTCAACATCCTTAAAGGTGATTTTGAAGCAGTTGATAAATTCATAATGGATTCGGCGGAAAAAGCATGGAAGTATGTCCACGACTTTTTTCAAAAGAATTTTGCCGAAGAAACCAAGACTTTTGATGAGTTCATGAACAAGGCCAAGGAGTTTGCAAAAGATTTGTGGGATTTACGGCCCACAATGCAAGAACTCCGCGACATGACCCATGAATTGTACTTGGCCTTTGAACGAGTAAAAACGTTCTTGGACGGTTGGGGCATTCATATCGGCTCTGGTCCGGCACCAGCTGGTGGCGGTATCATGAACGGCGTACAAAATATGATCCAAGGTACTACCGGAGTGAACCGGGTACATGGGCAATTTGCCGATTTATTCAATCGGGCCGGGGCCAAGTACGGTGTTGATCCTTTCGCCCTTTCCGCGTTAGCTGGTACTGAAAGCAGTTACAACCCGAATGCTTTAAGCAGAAAAGGAGCACAGGGACTGGGCCAATTAATGCCGGGTACATTTGAGCAATACGCCGGACGTGGGGCCAATCCGTACGACCCGGAAGTTAATATTGACGCGGAAGCACAGCATTTTAAAAGGCTGTTGGATAAGTTTGGCGGCGACGTAGACATGGCAGTTGCTGCATACAACGCTGGTGAGTTTGACCCACATATAAAGCAAGGTAAAATACCCCCCTACAAAGAAACCCAGAGACAACTGCGCGAATACCATAAACGGTATGGTGAATTGAAAGGGGCAACCGAACCGTCAATACCAGACCAAATATCCAGTGGTGTTAAGGCTACCGCCGAAGAATTACGCAATTGGGCCGCTACTAGACGCCAAAGACGTAGAGAAATATCTGAGGGCATGAAACAGGAATTGAGGGGTTACGACCAACACTCTTCCAATCATATACCCAGTGCTGGCGGTGGTATTCGTTTGTCTATAAATAACAACACCCCAGCCGATATATCAATGCAAGCTGCTTTGATGGGCGGGGCTATTTACGGATGAGGTGGTACAACATCACCTTCACCCGAAAACCCGGTACCCCGGTCAACCCCAATTTACCTTTAATTTACAGCAGTATTGACACTTTTGGATACAACAATGCTGGAGCACTTGAAGTTGATTTTGATATTATTAATGCTTCTGGTCGCTTCATCGGAAAATCCTCGCACCTAAGAATACACAATGTTCCTTTATCGATATGCCAACAAGCTCAGAATTACCAGGGCTTGGAAGTGCAAATATCGGGCGGGTTTTTGAGTGGTCCCAGTAATGGGTTCCAATTAGCTAGACAAAAACAATCCGGGGTGCTAGGGTTCGGTATAGTCCAAGCTTGTATACCGAATTACATGGGCACCGAATTGGTGATGGATTTTGTAATCATACCGTCTGCTGCAGGTAGTCCTGAATTGGATCTTTCTGACATAGCAATATCGAATGCCCCGAAATCGTATGTGTTTAATTGGAAAAAAGGACAAGGTTTCATTGAAGCTGTTACGACTACTTTTAAAACTTTAAATATAAAAGTAAGAGGAACAGTTAGCGACAAAGTAAAGAACAATTCTACCGAGGTTGATATCACATGGGTTGGCGGCAGTTACAACCAATTTTGTATGTTCATCAATGACAGAACACGCAATTTGGTTCAACCAAACACCCCAAGAGAACAACAAACCTATACTGGCGTTGAAATTACATTTATCGCCAAAGACACAATTTTAGTTTATGATAATACTATCGGTAGTGGTGTTATAAAATTAGAAGCTGACGAGTTCATAGGTCAGCCGTCTGTATTTACCCCGATAGGACTTCAAGTGCAGTCCATCCATCCTTTAAGGGCCGATATTTTAGTGTCCGGGTATGTGCAATACCCTAATATTTCTACTTTGGTAGGGGCTTTACCGGTAGCCGGAACACAGAATAAACCGATAACTGCATCTAATAAAAGGCTTTGGGTCAACCAAGTTAGGCATATCGGACGATTCAGGGACACCTCCGCCCAAGGATGGGCAACTTATGTCACAGCTGGGTCGGTGCTTGAACCGATAGGAACGTAATGAATATAGTAGCTTCAGCATTTTCGTTGGCATACCAAGTTAGTCCTATCATACTGACTGATGGGATAGCAACTCTTATACCGGGTGGTATGCTTCCGATTGTTGCGATAACTGAGGGGTTCGGGGTAACTACTTTAACGTCTCTAATCAAAACCGGCGCACTCCCGGATCAATATTTTGCTAACTTTAGGCCATTACCCGGTAGCACACTGATGCGCAATGACGTAGCGCAATTTCCGTTCTATACGCAGCAAGTGGCGGCTAATGCCCAAATACAACAGCCTTTAAACATTTCGATGTTAATGTATTGCCCAGCTGGTAAGGACACGCCATTCACTATGAAATTGGCTAAAATGAGTGCTTTAAAATCGTTGCTGGACGTACATACTAACCAAGGTGGTACGTATTCTGTGGTCACCCCCTCTAGATTGTATACTGGTTGTTTGTTGACGCAAATATCTGACGTGTCCAGCGAAGAAACCAATCAATCACAATGGGCGTACCAGTGGGATTTTGTGCAGCCGTTGTTGACATTCCCTAATTCCAGCGGTGTACAAAATGTGACCATGAGTATGTTGTCATCCGGGGCTACCATGTTGCCTAATGCATCCGGTGCGTTGACTTGGAGTGGACTGGCCCAATCAGCATTTCCGATGTTGTCCAATGTTGGGGCATTTTTCTGATGGCCAATTATCCTATACAAGAACAGAGTTTGTCAGCGCAGCAATTTCAAGTGCCGTTGGATAATGTTATCTACCAAGCAACGGTATACTGGTTAGCGTTCGGTCAGCGTTATTATTTAAGAATTAGCGATGATGCCGGAAATGTTATAGTTAACATTCCCCTTATCAGCAGCAATTACACAGAGAATTTAGTAGCTGGTTATTTTGAGAATTCAACAATAACTTATAGCCAGCCAGATGGTTTAATGGTGGTGTTACCATAATGGATTTTTCCAAGCGGCTACCGGTAGCTCAGAACTTAGCGACCGCTATTGATTGGCGTATTAAAACGTTAACTCAACTACAGGGGTGGGAACTCCCGTGTACCGTAGTAGCTGTGGATGATTCAAAAGGCTTTGTAACTGTTAACTTCGAAGTACAAAATACGCCATTTACCATTCCTCAAATCACCATACCGGTAATTGGTTGGGAATATATAAGACTGCCTATCCAAATAGGCGATCGTGGAATAACGCGCAAGATAGATGTAGAAATAACGTCTATATCGGGCCAAGGGTCCACTCCACCGAATATTTCTAACGCGGGTAATCTGACCGGTGTTCTTGCTTTCGCCCCTATAATGAATAAGGAGTTCGTTAATTCTCCTGACCCCGATGCAGTTTTGATTTATGGACCGAATGGCGTTATACTCCGCACTGTTGACGGCGTTGGCGTGGTAGTTATCAATACTGATGCTATTGTTTTAAACTATGGCGGTAATACGATAGTCATGAACGAAGATGGCATAGAAATTACTGGCACTTTGACCATAAACGGTACAGCTTATCTGTCTCATCAACACAGCGGTGTTCAGACGGGCGGCGGCAACACTGGCGGTGTAGTATGAGAGTTTACGGTAGAGAATACAATCAGAACGGTACATACCAATGGAAAGAAGTCACTACTGACGCCAATGGTTTTGACGACGCCGTATTCATAACTGCGTTTTGCCAAGTGCTTCAATTGCAGACCGGTGAATCTCCGTTTTATGCGGATTATGGTATACCTGCCCACCAATCTGTAGTACAGCAAATATTTCCGGATTATAATGTATATTTGATGCAACAAAGGTATGCTCAATATTTTGCGTCTTTAAGCATACAAAAAGTTAACGCAGTCAATGAATATGGTTCTCCGACTCCCGTGTACGCAGTTGATATTATAACTAGATACGGAGCGTCCGTGTCAATTAAAATTCCTATCTAGGAGATAACATGGCTATACCAGTAGTAATGACCGAAAACGGGGCTATTCCTACCCCGCCGTCAACATTGAATGCAGAGTTGATCGCTTTAGCTGTTGCTAGTAATCCGGGGTTGACTACTAATTTACCCGGTACTTTGATCGAGGATATTGCATCGACCGACACCGGGGCGCTGGTTCTAATTGACCAAGCCCGTGTGGAAACGATAAACAGTCTTACCCCATACGGGGCGAACCTATTCATACTCAACCAGTTAGGTAATGTATATGGTGTAGTGCCGGGTGTCCCAGCTAATACTAGCGTATACGTGGTGTTTTCCAGTGTTACTGCTGGCTATGTAATCCCTAAAGGCGTTATCGTTTCTGACGGTACCTACCAATATACTACCCAAGAAGCGTCTGTGATCGAAGGCGGTGGCAATAGTTCGTCGGTATATTGCGTCGCCACCGTGTCGGGTTCTTGGGCTGTACCAGCCAACACTGTAGTTAACATAGTATCGTCGGTCCCTTCCGGCGTTAGCTTAACTGTCACCAATCCTACTACTGGTATTCCAAGCACTTCGGAACAGACACCAGAAGATTACCGGAACCAAGTATTAGGTGCTGGTTTGATCGCGGCGTCTGGCATGGTGCAAGCCATCAAAACCTACCTTCAGAACGTTCCCGGTGTCGTCCATTCGTTGATCAGCATACGCCAGAATGAATATTACTCCCCATCTAAATGGGAAGTCATTGTAGGGGGCGGCGATCCTACAGCGGTAGCTAACGCTATTTGGTCTTCATGTGGTGATCCTAACACGTTATGCGGCAGTACGATGTTGGTACAAAGCATAACTAAAGCTAATCCCGGCAAAGTGACCACCAATTTAGTTCACGGGTTCACAACTGGCAGCACAGTGTATATCACTGGTATTGTAGGTATGACGGAATTGAATGGGGACGCTTTGGTTATCACTACCGTTCCCGGTGACCCTTACAGTTTTACTATCAACCAGAACACGACCAGCTATAACACCTATACATCGGGCGGTATTGTCTCCACCAGTAATTCGTCTATCGTTAATCCTAGGAATAATCTGGTTACCATCTATAATACGCCGGATACTTACGAAATTCCGTTTGTTACGCCCATCCAACAACCTACGGCTGTCCAGATAACATGGAATACAAGTTCTACCGGCGTCGTTAGCAATACCAATGTGCAGTCTGCTTGCGTAATCCCCG